AGAGCGTTTAGGCCCAGCCAGTCCTTGCCACCGTTTCCAGCGCCGTTCGACCAAAACATGCTGTTCATGTTCTGGATAATGGTTTCCTCGGCCTGCATGACCTTGCCTTCCAGCAAGTCAATGATCTCGGCCTCACCGTTGTTCTTAGCCTCTTCGATACCGGTGATGGTGACGGTAGCGGCGTACTGCTTCCAGTCGTACTCAGCAGCCGAAATACCGGTCTGAGCAGTCGTGGAAATAGTGTCCGAACCCTCGTAAGAGGCAGCGGTGCTGTTGGTCCCGTAGATGATCGGAACAACAATCTTCGCACCACCGCTGATGCGCCGAATGGTCTGTCCATTGGTCAGCGCATAAAACAGCGGTCGCGCGGTAAAGACGTTATCCGCCAACTTGGGGACATAGTTCTTCAGCGTTGTGCTGAGAATCTGATCGAAGTCGCTGTTACCAGCAGCCATGATCTAGTCTCCTTGGTTAGTTGTCTGATATTTCTCTTTGCGCCAGAGCGAAAGCATCCCGAAGAGAGTTCACGGCGGTAGAAACATTGCTGGACACTACCGATTCAGGACTTCCTGCGGTCGATTCGACCACACTTGCCGCACGCTTTTCATCCACAATGTCGGCGTTTGTGACGCGTTCCTTCAAATCCCCGTAGGTCATGTGAGCGTACGCGGCCTCAAGATTGCCGATGTTGTGCTTCAGAGCGTGAGCGTAAAGTTCCCGTTCGTCAATGTCTGCTTCAAACTTCTCCCGCAGACCCTCTACTTCGTTCGTCATCGTCTGCTGTCTAAGTGCGCGATTATGTTCCTCAATGGAAGATTCCAGTCGTCGCAAGCGAACTTCTTCCGGGTCCAAATCCTCTTCCAACTCTTGCTGGTTGTTCATCTGGGTGCCCGACGCAACCCCGAAAGCATCAGCCAAGGCCGAAACTGCTTCCTGCGGGTTCGCTTCTAATGCTTGGACGATTGCCTCTCCTTGAGCCAATCTCTCGCGTTCGGCTGCCAACTCCTGCGTCTTACGGGTGTAATCCGACTGTCGCTGGTAGCCATTCTGAAGTTCTTCCAATGTGACTTCATGTACTTCGCCGTCAATCTTGACGCTGTACTTGTCGCTTGTTGGGGTCGCTTCAATCATTCGGAATCCTTTCGGTTGTTCCTATAAGGGACATCGGTCTGTCCCATTACAAGTTGGGCAACTCTAACCCCATTTGGTTTTGGAGTTGCGCCAACAGTTCAGGAGGCACCCCACCCGTTGCCTCAAAGACCTGCTCCGGCACCGGACCCGGACCCACGCCGCCGGTTGCCATCGGGTTCGGAGGCGGAGCGCCCCCCATAGCAGCGGGGTCCGGCCCCATCGGCTGCTGCTGAATCAAGAACTTGTCGCCATCGGTGATCCCGAAACCAAACTGAAGCACATACTTCGCCAGTTCCGCCGGATCGACAACAACGCCGATCAGCGGCGCCATAGCGTTCATCAACGAAATGGCCTGCTGTCGCCGGGCTGTCTCATTGAGAGGCTGCGTGGAACCGCCCTCCACCGAGAAGTCGTACTCGCCCACGATGTCGTCCCGCTCGTAAGCGACGAAATATTCCTGCTCGTCCTTGCCGGTGACACGAACCATCTGCGCATCGGTCATGTACTGCTGAACGAGAGCCATCACCATGCGGGCGACCTCGCTGATCGCCAACTCCACGATTGCCAACTTATCGCTGGCGCGGGCATTGCCAGCGTCAGCGATAATCGACGCCTCCGTAGCGGTACGGCGCGTTTCCGGCATCTGGCCTCGCGCATACTCAGATACGCCCGACACCGTGTTGATGTCGGCCTCAATAATGCTGGACTGTTGATAAATCTCCGGCGCCAACGGCACCTGCGGCAACGGTGCAACAACGCTGCCCAAATCCCGGTTCTCGTCCACAACAGGAACGAACCGGCCATCTTCGTCGGATTCCAAAGCCTCACGGCCCTCAGGTCCGAACGACCGCTCATGGTACAAATACTTGCGGGCGTAACGCTTCCGATGGTTGACCATCTGCGTCCGCGTCTTATTTAGTTCTTCCTGTAGCGATTCGATCTGCGCCAAATCACCGATCGGATAGAACGTGTCGGGAACGTCGTAGTTACGCAACATCACGAACGGATGCCCAAACGCGTACGGCATCGGCGTCGGATCCAACAGGTAGTCGTCGCCAGACGTTGCGCATACAGCGAGCGTGCCGTTCTTCAGGTCGTAGTATTCGTACAGGCTGACCCGTTCCACCAGATCGGCGTACTGTTCCCGTTCCGTGTCGTTATCCCACCGGTACCGCACTCCGGCATCCGCCGTCAGCGCCTGCCGAACCTTCGACTTGAAACGCTTGTCCTTTCGCACCTCTTCCAGCGGGCGAACAATCCGCTGAACAATCCACTTGGCATCATCAAGACAAGTCGCCTCAGGATCCACCAGCATGTCAAACGGAGAAATCCGCTCAACGAAAGCCTGATCCTCCACGATTTCCATTCGGGTATTGGGAACGGCGGCAACAAGATCATCGTCGGTGGGTAGTTCCCCGGCCATCGCCGGGTTCTCGTAGGCGAAGTCCTGTACCTCCATCGCTGCGGTAGCGAGTTCCAAGTCTCGCTCGCCCGGCGAGATAGCGCGTTCCTCTTCAACGAACCGCCAACCAACCTTGAGCCAGCCGTGCCCAAGAATCAGGAAGTCCTTTACCGCCCTGCGGAAAGGCTTCCGGTAGTCGTGATGTCTCCACAAATAGTTGATAACCGCTTCTACGAATACGGCCCGATCCTCGTCGCCTTCCTTATTCGCAGTAACCGTGATCTGTGGATGATTGACAGCAACGGACGGGGCGATCACATTGATCGTAGAAAACGCAAGGTTGACGGAAACGCGGTCATAGGAAACATTTCCGACTGCACCGCCAGAGTTACCGAAATAGGTCTTCCCCCGGTACATGTCGATCATGCGACGCCACAACGCGTCGTATCCTTCATCGACACGCCAGTTCTGTGTCAGTTGGATGCGCTCTTTGACCTTGGCGTACTTGTCCGCCTTGGTTTCTTTCGCCATCAGGCCGGTGCCCTCTCAATCGTGCGGCCAGCCGCCGTCGCTTCAGCGATAACCTTCTGCTCCCGCTCGCGCAAAGTCATGTGCTGCTCATCCGCAGGCAACTGGGCGCGTGCACCGCGCCCAGTATCTATACGGATACCAAGCAACTTCTGGCGCCATTCCCACAACTCCGCCAACTCAAGGCGCGTCTTCGGACCCTTCAGGTCCGTGACGTATTCCTCAAACTCTTCGTAGGTCGCGTCGGGAGGAAGAATCAAGTCGGATGGTTAGCACTCTTGGGCTGCTTGGGCGAAGGCTCCACCGAACCGTGAATCCCATGCTGGTTCGTAGGCGTAACGCGCGGCCTCACACCGGCTCCCTTGTCGCCGGGAATCGCGTTGTCGGCTCCTTGGCCGACCCGTGCGTGCTGCGAACCGCCCGGACGGGCGGGACCGTTATACAACTGCTTGGAGTTCAGCACCGGATTGGCACCCATACCCGAAGCGTTGTACTTGTTGGGCTTACTCATAAAAGGACGCTCCTGTTCTAGTTATGTCCTATATAGAGGCTCAAGGTGTCCCACGTACGGAGTGAAGACCGATCGTATCGGCCTCCGGTACCCCAGACGGAACCTGCCGACGCCACCAGTTGAACGTCCAAGTGTCATCAACTTCTTGAACATACTCGGGAATATAGGCGAACTTGCGCATTTGATTCGCCAACGCCAACGCCATCACCCGATCATCGAACGGTGAACCCGACATTTGACCGCGTTCATTGCGGACAAACGTCCGCAACTCCCCCACCGTGTCCTTACACCTCAGAATCAACTCGTCGTTCTTCAACGCCATACCCAAATCGTCAATCATCAACGGCTTCGACGTACGCGTCGTCTTCCACCCGTACTCCTGAGACATCCGATTCGTTTCGCTATTCAACGACCGCTTTCGATAAAGGTTTGGATAGCCCAACTGGCGTAACTGCGTAATCGTCGTAAGACCGTGGTTATTCGACTCCACGCAACACAAAGCGTTTCCATACCAGATCCCAATGTTGTACACCTCATACGCCAACTCATCGGGCGGAATACGCCCATGCCAAATCGCAACCTGCTCCCCAGCCTTCACATCGATCACCTGAACACACGAATAATCGCCATGCCCCAGACCCTCGGCAGTATCGACACCCAGCACATAGCCTGACCAACGCTCAGGAGACTCCCAAACCGTCAACACCTGAACTCCAAAACGTTCTTTTGAAGTTCGTGAAGATACCCCGTCTTCCCGCGCCGCAAATACACAGCCATAGAATCCAAAACATCTAGGTCAAAGACAGGATTACCTGACCTTACGAACGCCTCTTCAGGACTCGTCGGATACTCCTGAGCCAACTGCCACGGCAACATCGACTGCCGCTTGCTCTCATACCACGACTCATCCCGATCCTCCGACGCAGACCACGGAAAAAACATCGGATCGAACTTGTTGTTCCCCGTAGAGGCGCCCGTCCATAGGTGGTGAAAGAAGTTTCCACTTCCATTCGCCGTGCTAAGGCCAATGATTCGACCTCCAACATCAGCGACCGGCTCTATCGAAGCCCATGCTTCCTCCGGGTTCGGAAGGAACGCCCATTCGTCAACCACAACGAGCGATGCTGACTCGCCACGCGCAGGATCGGATGCCGAAGGCATCGAAGTAACCTGACTTCCATTGCTAAAAACCATCCTCTGCTGATGATCGACCATCGACTTCGGGCCACGTTCCAACATCCAATCCGGCAAATACTTGTGCCCATACTTCGTCTTGCGTAACAGCAGCACCGCCTCCCGCTCTGTACGCGACAAATCAATAATGTTCTGATCGTCCTTGAAGAACGCCAACCAAAACTGGTGGGCGGCAATCAAAGTCGTCCACCCAATCTGACGAGCCTTCAAAGTCAACGAATAACGGCAATCCGCCCAACGCCGCAAAGCCTCAGACTGCGCCACCCTAAGGTCAAACAGGATACGGCCGTGCGCAGGATGCGCTATATGCCAATACTTGCGCAAAAAATAGGACTCATCCCGAACACACTTACGCCACTCGGCCTCCTGCCGAAGTTCACTCAGACGACTCATCTAATCGAACAACGACTGTAACGTCCGGCCCAATCCCCAAACCAGAAACGCTACAGACGCCGACAGGGCGACGACCGTCCCGCACACCAGCCAATGCCTCACTGACATGACTCGCAGATTTCCGGGTCTTCCAAACCGCACTCCAAAGGTTCCTCATCGGAAAACGGATCCACCGCCGGACGCTCCCCAAGCGCCTCCTCACGCACATAATACGGAACCCACTTTCCCTCGTACAAGACATGCCCCGGCATTACTTACGCTTCTTAGCATGAGTGACCTTCTTACCAGACCGCTTCGCAGCGGCCTTGGCAGCGGCCCTGCCCTTAGGGGTATACGAATAATGCTTCTTCCCAACCTTAGGCACTCTCCACCATCCTCAAATGTCGCACCTCGGCCTCCAAAGCAGAGGCCAACTCTTCATCACTAAAGGCCGCAACGTCCCGCTCATCGTCAACAACCACCTTGCGCCGTGGCGTGAACTTCTCAATGTACTGAAGATACAACGAAGCAGCCTTCACATCGCCATCGCTCGCGCGCTGCCAGAGCGCATCTATCACGCTCTGAACCCGTTCCGGGTTGATGTTCAGTTCCGCTGCGCGACGATCCCATTCCTTGATGAACCGGTGGTCGCGTTTGATTCGCCGTAGCGAATCTTCGTGTATGTCGTTCTCGGCTGCCCACTCCCGTTGCGTTCGCGGGTCGCGCTCTGGGCCTTTCAGAAGCCAGTCAAGAAAGCCCTGCCACTTGCGCGGCATGACTTGCTCTCCTGCTTCTTCGTCCCATTGCCAGCCTCGCCCGCCTCCGTTTTGCGGCATGTATGCGCCTCCTTAGTCTGCTCACCCAAAGACTCTACTGTCCCATTCGGGCATCTCTTGGTATCTGCGGTGAAGATTC